TTTTTCTTGAGTAAAGGGATAGTTAGCTTCTTTGTAAAACTGTTTGCGTTTGGTTAGATGGCGCTTGGCAAACTTACAGGTCGAAGTTATGTCCCAGATTTGAACATGCTCTTTATCTTCTGCTTTTCTTATCCCGCGTCCAATGCTTTGGATAACGCGGACAAAACTTTTCCCGGGTTCCACAAGAACCAAATTAAAAATCCTAGGGATATTAATGCCCACAGCGGCAACACCATAGGTAGCCACAATAATCTTATTATCACTTGTTTTAATTTCATCGTATTCTTCCTTACGGTCTTTTGTTTTGACCTGCCCTGAAACAAATACTGCTTCAGGTAATTCGTTTATCAAAAATTTGCCTGAATCGATTCTATTGACTAGAACCAATGTGTTGCCTGTGAGTGATACTTTTTTAATAAGTTTACTAATATAAATCATACGATCGTCATCAGTAACAAGATATTTTAATTCTTCTTGATATTGCTTAAATTCAGGAAGATCAATCATTTGAACTATGTTCACATGGCAGTTACTTAGTACTCCCATCTCTTGTAATTCGTGTGCCGCAATGCCGCCAACCACTGGCCCAATGCTGGCAAAAATTGGCTCAGCTTCGTAGGCACCTTTGGGAACAGTTCCAGTCAGCCCCCATCGTATGGGAGCATTGCATAAATTCTGTGTTAGCAGATTCTTAAGAACTTCGGCCTTGGCCATGTGTACTTCGTCCACAATGACTGTGCGTACTCCATCAAGGAATTCTGCCAGTGTTATCGAAAGATTATCGTCCCAATTTTTACTTTTTTTATCTAATATGTTAAGACTTTGCCAAGTGCATATGGTATGGGTACGACCCAAATCTTTGCGATCGCCGTAGTAAACTCCTACATCTAATCCTACACTGATGAAGTCTTCCTCGGTTTGTTCAACAAGGCTTTTGTTAGGAACAATAGTGACGGTTCTTCCATATTTTTCAGCCAAATGACTCAGTGTTGCTGTTGTAATGGTTTTGCCTGCGCCTGTTGCAATTTCTTGCAAGGCCTGAGTATTAGTGAGAAACTTATTGATGGCATCCACTTGATAGTCGCGCAACATGATGGGTTGACCTTCTTGTTGGTGTCCTTTAGGCCAAACTTTTCCTAAATCTGCCCAGTAACTTTCTGTTACTGGCTCAAAGAAAATCTTGCTAGTTGTGCGCAAATCTTCTAGTTCGGCCACATCTATATCCATGGCACCCAGCACATTGAGACACCGCTCCAGTTGGCTTAGATAGCCATTACCACCCAAGCCAAACATACTAACCTTGCCGTCCCAGCGTCCCAATTTGTATGCTGGACGATATCGTGCAGTTGGATCCTCATACTTGAAAGTATTAGCTAATTTTTTACGAGCATCCAACGATAAGTTTTCAAACTTAATGTTGACCTCATCTTGAATAACTAACTTTACTGCCATTTAGGTAACACCTTATCAAACATAACTTCCTTTTCGGCCCATTCGATTATTAAATCACAACAGTTGGCATATGTTGAGGTTTTGCCGTGCCGTAACCCCATTTTTGTATCCAACGAGATAATGCTCATAGGGGTCCATGAATTCTTTAAGAAAAACTTTGGCAACTTTCCACTGCCAACAACTGCCACTTTAGTGTCATTGTTTAAATTACAATTGTATTGACGTTCTTTAATTTTTGTATTGAACTTGGTGCCAGTATCATCGTTGGGTAGTCTAAAATAAACACCGATACCGTCAAACACATTATTGGCATCTAGTGCTTCTATCAATGTGTCTAAGTTTGTATTATACTTGTCATTGATCTGATTGTCAAACACTATTAGTAACGGAAAGCGATGTAATTCTACTAAACTTCTTACCACCTCAATAAGAGAGTGTTGATTCTTATCAACCCATATTTTTGTTTGATGCCTATTTGCAAGGTATTCTACCAAGCATTCTCCTGGATTTTTTGCGGCGTCTGTTAGATATTGATACCGCATACTTCTATCATTTATAATGGATTGATTGATTGCAGTTGATAATCCCAGGTCTTCAGTAATGGCTTTTTGAAAGTTTTTATGCTCGATGTTTGTAATTAAAAATTGATTTCTAATTTCAGTTTCGTTCCAAGACTTTATAGTTTCGTAGTGAAGTTTTATGGTTTCATCTATATCAAATCCCAGTGGAGTTAATGCATCTACTAGTAGCACAATGTTTTTTTCAGTTAGCTCTGCCACGTAACTTTTACCGTTAGAAGCTTGATTAAGGTCATCTAATTTTTTATTTAGATCGCTCAGTACTTTACGGATTTCAGAAGAAAATGTAAAATCTATTCGTATGTATGGTTCTTGGTCTTCATTTTTCAAAACAATCAATTTACGAATGTGTTCTATCTTCCTAAAGGGTTTACTCCACGTAGGTTCCGCTATTGCTTGGTCGATTTCTGAAGTAAAATTCAGAAGTTTTTTAGAATTTTCTCGCAATATTTTTAAAATTAACCCTGCTTGATTTTCAGTTATAAACACATGACCCGAGATTGAAGATCCAAGACTGCGCAACACTCTGCTATCTCGAGAAGCAATTTGCTCTTCAATAGTTGGAGAATTGTGATTTACAATTGTAAGTAATAGATTATCTATAGTTGTCATGTAAGTAAGTATATACTAATTCTTTCAAAGAATCAACCTCTTAGAAAAAAATAGGCCTAATATTATTTAAGGCCTATTGAGGTAAGATTGAGCGAATTAATTACAATGATGCATCTTCCATACCAGCAACACGCAACTTTACAATGTTTGTAATCTGCCATTGTTTTTGGTCAAGTGCCTTGATAATAGCAAGCCATTTGTTGCGTAGCAAGGCAAATTCGTTGATAATTTTTTCCATATCAACCACATCTGCTTCGCCTTCAACATAGCGTTCGCAGTCTCTGGACGAAAGTGCTCTTTGATAATTTTCAAGATACTTTCGAAAGAAACCACTTTTAAGTCTGCGCAATTCAATGTTGAGATATTCTAATATTGCTTCGATTTCTTGCAGTTGATTGAATCTGTGTTCAACCACACCCGGCATACTTGCCGAAGCTCGTTCAATATTCCCAGTCAGTCGACATTCTTTGCGAGCATCAATTAATTCGTTCTCAAAGAATGCAACTGCATCGGGAATGTTGCCAATGTCTTTGGCAATATCAGTATACCAACCCATTAGAAGTCCAGTTCTTGAACATCATCTTCTTCTTCATCGTCGTTGAGATAATATGCAATAGCTTGATCTAAAATCTCATCAACTCCAGTGGCATCCTTGAATACCCGATCGCTGACTCCAAAATCTGCAAGCAAATCAACGTATCGCTCTGCCACAGTTTCTAATTGTTTCTTATCAATGTATTCGACGAACATGAGCCATACGTCACCAATTTGTGTTTCACTCAACATTTTCTTCTGTCTCCTCAGGAATGGTTTTTGTTGTTTCGGATTTGATATGGAATTTTGCCATTATCATATCTAATTTATCATCTTTCCATTCTTTTCGGTAGAATTTGAATTCTTCGCCTGTCTCTGGATCAACCCACTTGAGTCTGTTGCCTTCTTGTTTCAACAAGCCGGCCTTCTCGCACATATCAACCATACCGCTATAGGGATTCATACCTGTTTCATATGGAATTTTAATTTGTACAGTTTCAAAAGGCTTGCTGTAACGAGTCTTCATGATTTTGCAACTTGCACGAATACCCATCACATCTGTTACCTTGTTGCCGTCTTCATCCTCTTTGAGTTTGAGTTTTTTCATAGCAACAACAATTGAACTTGCGTAAACAAAACCTTGACCACCACTAATTTTGTCATCTGGATCAAACATGTCTTGACTTGCGTATGTGTGATTTGTACAAACCATACCCACATTGTAACTGCCAAACATGTTCACACAGTTACGAACAAGACTTGTAAGTGCTTTAGGTTTACGGCCCATGTCTCCCTTCATGTCACCAGCTTGGAACTGGTTAATGTCAGTAGGGGTAAGCAACATACCCAATGAGTCTATGACAAATAAGACTTT